TCCAGGCAAACGATTCGCTAGGGCTAAAAATTTGGTGTTGAGTGCATTCATACCCAGGACGGAATAACAAACGGGGCTGGTATCTACGTTACCAACTATGAGCGGTTGCAGCACTTTGAGCCCACGGATTTTGTTGGGTGCATTGCAGATGAGTCGAGCATTTTGAAGTCACTGGGAGGGCAGACGCGGAAACGGATTACGCGGTTTATGAATAAGTTGCCGTATCGGCTATTGTGTACGGCCACCGCCGCCCCGAATGATTGGGTGGAACTCGGGACAAGTTCGGAAGCGTTGGGGGAACTGTCCAACAGCCAAATGCTGAAACGATTCTTCAGACAACTTGACGACAAGGGGCAAAAGAAGGAATACAAGCAGCAGCAGGAAGCAGAGAAGCTTATTAACCAAGACCCCAACTACTTCCGAAAACTGTCGTTTCGAGTGACTCAGTCAATCGGACAGTGGAGGCTAAAGCATCACGCGGTGGAATCATTCTGGCGGTGGGTAGCGTCGTGGGCAAGAGCTTGTCGGAAGCCGTCTGACCTGGGGTATGATGACAAGCTGTTTGAACTTCCGCCACTTATCGAAAACGACCACTTAATCGTACCGGATAGTCCTCCGCCTGGGATGCTCTTTAACATGCCAGCACTCGGACTGCGAGAAGAGCGTTTGGAAAGAACACGCACACTGGACCAACGGTGCGAATTTGTTGCCGATTTGGTGAATCATAACCGCTCGGCTGTTACGTGGTGCCACAGTAACCCAGAAGGTGACTTGCTCGAAAAGGTTATTCCAGGTGCCGAGCAGATCAAGGGGACAACGCCGGAAGAACGCAGGATTGAATTGTACGAAGCCTTTGCGTCGGGGGAACTTCGGGCGTTAGTCATTAAGCCTAAAATCGGGGCGTGGGGACTCAACTGGCAACACTGTAATCACGTCGTGACGTTTGCATCCCACAGTTATGAGCAATACTACCAGAGCGTTCGCCGGTGCTGGAGATTCGGCCAGAAACGG